TCAAAAGCTAATGGCGATTGGTTCTTCCTTTATGCGTTAGCAAAGGAGCTGGGCATGACGGTTGCTCAGCTCTCGCAGACGTTGACACAGGAAGAGCTGATCGGTTGGGCTGCGTTCTTCGAGTTAAAGAACGAGCAGGAAGAAAAGGCGATCCAGAATGCCAAAACTGCCAATAGGGCGCAAACAATGTCTAGGCGGTAGGATTGAGTAAGGTCGCTGCTTTGCCGTGTCTAGTTTTGGGATCAACCTAGACCTAAAGCTGAACGGTCAAAGCGCTCTTGATAGAGCGATTCGTGGCACAAAAACGCTTGAAAGCATTGTCAAGCGCTTGAAGGACACGCCTTTAGACCTCTCTAACATTGGTGGAGCGGCAAGGCTTGACGAAGGAAGGCTTGGCAAAGCGAGAAAAGGTATTATTGAGTTTGCAAAAGACCTAGCAAAACAAGAGAAACCGCTTGCAAATACAGAAGCTGGAATTCGTGAATATGTTTCTGCTTTTAATCAACTAGCTGCAAATACAAAGGCAGGAACACCAGCTTTTAATGCTTTTGTTGGCGTTCTTGCTAAGGCAGAAAAAGAATTAGAGGATATCGCACGCGCTACAGAAAACGCAAGACGTGCTCAGCTGGGTTTGCTTAGCTTAGAGCAAGAAGAAGAACAGAAAAAACGCAATGAGCAGCTGAAGCGAAATATCGAGCTTCGCAGGAAAAGAAAAAAAGCTATTGACGACGAAGCAAAAGCTCAAGACAAAAAAAATAAAAAAGATGAGCGAGAGGCTAAGCGCGAAAAAGAAAAAGAAGAACGCAAGAGAAAAAGAAAATTTACTGACATTGCTGCAGGTGTAGGTTTCCCTCTGCTGTTTGGAGGAGGGCCAGGAGCTGTTACTGGCGGCTTAATTGGTGGAGCCGCTGGGGGCTTTGGCGGAAGTGTTTTAGGTGGTGCGCTGGGTCAACAGCTAGACAAATTAGGTGTTGCAGCTGGCAAGTTAGGTCAGGCTTTGTTGAAGCCAACTACAAACATTGACAAACTGGTTCAATCTCTGGGAATTTCAGGGTCAAGATTAAATTCAACAATAGATGTTTTAAAAGAGCTGGGACTTGAATCTGTCGCCTCAGCCACTGCAGTTGATGCTTTTAACGACAAGTTTGGGGTTGAAACTGCAAATAGCTTGAGATCTTTAGGTAAAGACTTTACAGAGTTTCAGAATGCTCTTCAGACCGTAGGCGTCCGAATGGCCGCATTTGTTTCTGGGCCTTTAGCAGCACTTTTGAGAGCTATAAGTTCAGTCGCAGGAAGCATGAGCAATGCTGAAAGCGCCAGACTTCTTAGAAATAATGTTAGCGAAGAGAATCGTCAGCAGTTTGACGCTCGTGTAAAAGAGCTTACGGGAGGTGCTGGATTTTCTGGCCTGATTACTGATGAAGCAATGGCCAAGCTCATAGACGAGTTTGACCCTGCTGCTGCGGAGAGAAAAGCTGCTGCAGCAAAAACTCTTAGAAAAGCAGAAAAAGAAATAACAAATGAGATGAATCGACGAATTGGTATTGCACGAATAGAGGCAGATGTTGAAAAAGGCAAGCTAGTCAACAGGCGAGACACTCAAGCATTGCTGCAAGGTGACGTTGGGCTTAAGCAGGCAAGCACTGAGCTTGAAAAACTTGAATTACAGCTTCTCAATGAGCAGGAGCCAGCCAAAGCTAGGCTTTTAGCTCTTGACGTGGATCTGGCCAGGCTTGCGAAGGACAGAGCCGAAGCCGCCAAAGAAAACGCACGAATTCAGGCAGAGCGAGCTATCGCAAGAGATATTTCAACTAACGAGCAAGCAATTCTTCAAACGTTCCAAACTATTGGATCGGTTCAACGAGCTTCGCTAAAAATAACCGAGTTAGAGGGTGAAGCCTTTGAGCGCAACCAGACGATTTTAAAAGGAGAGTCAACTCTGCGTATCGAAGGCCTTAAGCTGCAACGCGAGCAGGCGCTTGTCGGAAAAATTGAAGAAGAAGTTCGTGATGGCATCAACGAAAAGTTTGATCTTGCGATTAAACTTGAAAAGCAAAGAACTAATTTGCAACTGGAGCAAAATCGTCAAGCAGAGATCTTGCGCCAAAACCGAGAGCAAGAAATTAAGGACAACCGTGAGTTGTTGAGGCTTGAGTCAGAACGCAACGCCAAGCTGCAAATTCGCAGCATGGATTTTGAGAGAAAGTCTGACCTTTCTACAGCAGGATTTGGATTTTTTGGTGAAAGCGAAGACTTCCGGGAGCAAACTCTTGGTCGTTCAGTTGCACAGCTTGAAGCTTACAACGAACAGATTGGAAAGCTGCAGCAACGCATTCAAAAGCTTAAAGAGAAAGATGCTGATCCAAATGTAATTTTGGCTCAGCAATTCAAGCTAGAAGATCTTGAAGCAGTAAGGGACTCCTACGAAAGACTTCAGCCTTCGATCGATGCTGCTGCAATAGCGCAAGCAAGATTTACAGACGCTATGGCAGTTACCGTTCCGGTAACGGACTCGCTGTTCAACAGTTTGGTGTCAGTTGTTGAGGGTACTAAGACTGCAGAGCAGGCATTTGCAGACTTCCTTCGCAGCATTGCGTCGATGCTGGCTAATGCAGCTAAGCAGATGATTGCGACGTATATCGCAATCGGCATTGCCCGCATGTTTGCTGGACTGCCACAAATGTCTAGCGGTCAAGGGATTGACATCACTGCTGTTGATGCAGGAACTGTCAATAGTCTTGGCGGTCTTAACTTTGGTGGTTACATGGCTGACGGCGGGCAGACAGCTCCCGGCAATGCCTATATGGTTGGCGAACGCGGCCCTGAGTTGTTTATCCCTGGAGCGAAGGGCAATATCGTTCCAAACAACGCAATGGGCAGCTCTAACATCGTGGTGAACGTGGATGCTTCTGGCTCGTCTGTTCAAGGCGATTCAGATCAAGCAACACAGCTTGGTGCGATGCTTGGCGCTGCAGTGCAGGCTGAGCTAATCAAGCAAAAACGTCCTGGCGGTCTTCTCGCAAGCTGATGGCTACTTTCCCGTCAATTACTCCGAAGTATGGGCTGCAAAAACGCAGCGCACCAAGCTTCCGCAAGGTGCAATTCTCTGACGGCTATGAAGCCCGACTGACTTTTGGCCTCAATCAAAACCCCAAAACTTACAACCTGACGTTTGAGGTGTCTGAGTCTGACGCTGACACCATCGAAGCGTTTTTGGACGCTCGTGCAGACGACAACGCTCCATTCGACTTCACGCCGCCAGGAGAGGCTTCAAGCTCAAAGTTTGTCTGCGAGACGTGGAGCAAGTCGATTCCTTACTTGAACCGCGCCACAATTCAGACAACGTTCCGCGAAGTCTTTGAACCGTAATGGCGACAGCAGTTTGGACCGCTAGCACCGCTTTTTCTGTTGGAGACGTTCGTCGTCCATCGGTTTCGTATGGAACTGGTCTGTGGTTTCGCTGCACTACTGCTGGTACATCAGCTAGTTCAGAGCCAACATGGCCCACTGATATAGCAAGCACGATTACGGATGGAACGTGTGTTTGGACTGCAATCAGCAGTGTCTACGACGAGCTGCTAAAGCTTGCGCCTAGCGCAGTAATCGAATTGTTCGAACTGCGTTTAGACAACAGCCTGCACGGCAGTTCAGACGTGTATCGCTGGCACGCTGGAATGAGCCGAAACGACCGTAATCAAGATGTCAACGTAGTTTTCAACGGCAACGAGTACACGCGATTGCCGGTCAAGGCGGAGGGGTTTGAGTACACGAGCACTGGAACGTTGCCTCGTCCAACGCTGACAGTCAGCAATCTCGACAGCACCATGACTGTGTTGCTGGCGTTGGTTAATGCCACAACAGCAGGCAATGACCTTGGTGGAGCGGAGGTTAGGCGCATCCGCACGCTGAAGAAATACCTTGACGACATTAACTTCCGTTTTGAAAACATTGCCGTTACTCAAGGTGGCGACATGTTGACCACACAGGGCGGAGACTCATTAAATCCTGAGACTGTTGGTAACCCCAGCGGCGTGCCTGACCCAAACGCTCAGTTTCCGCAGGAACGTTGGTTTATTGACCGCAAAGCAAGTGAGTCACGCGACACTGTGACGTTCGAGCTAGCCAGCAAGTTTGATTTGGCGGGTCAAAAGCTACCTAAGCGTCAGGTCATCGCCAACGTTTGCCAGTGGATCTACAAGTCAACGGAGTGTGGTTACAACCCGTCTGTTGGTCCAGGCAAGACAATCGACGGCACTAACTTCAGGCGTTTTGATGTGAACAACGAAGGCGTGACAACTGATGCTGAGGACGTGTGCGGGAAGCGTATTGCTAGTTGCAAGTGCCGTTTTGGCGATAACGCTGAGCTTCCGTTTGGGTCATTCCCCGGTGCAGGTCTTACCAAGTGATGCGGCTATCAGCAGCCATGAAGGCTGAGATTCTTGAGCACGCTAAGGCTGAAGCACCTCGTGAATGCTGTGGTTTGATTGCTGTGGTCAAGGGACGGCGCAGGTACTTCCCGTGCCAAAACATTGCCCAAACGCCAGATGAGCACTTTGTTCTTAGCGGTTGGAACGAAGTAGAGGACCAAGGCGAGGTAGTGGCGATTGTGCATAGCCATCCGATTACGAAGCCTGAGCCATCAACAGCTGATCGTGTTGCCTGTGAAAAGTCAGAGTTGCCTTGGTTTATCGTTAATCCAAACACCGAGGCATGGGGCTACTGCGAACCAGCGGGGTTTGAGCTGCCGTATGTGGGACGCGAGTTTGTCCACGGTGTAGTGGACTGCTACACCCTTGTCCGAGACTGGTACGCAAGGGAGTACGGCATTGAGTTGCGTGACTATGACCGGCGCGATCAGTGGTGGGATCACGGTCAGAACCTGTATCTAGACAACTTCAGCAAGGAAGGGTTTCGCAAGATCCCAGTAGAGGAGGTGGGGCGTGGTGATTTGATTTTGATGAACCTTGTTTCACCCGTGCCAAACCATGCGGCTATTTATATGGGTGACCAGCAAGTGCTGCATCATGTGCAGGGCAGGCTGTCTAGCCGAGACCTTTATGGCGGTTATTATGGGAAAAGCACTGCCTGCGCCTTGAGGCATGAAAGTCGTTAAGGTCTATGGCGCTCTGCGTAAACGGCTTGGTCAATGCCGGTTTGAGTTTGACGTAACGACACCAGCACAAGCGATCAAAGCGTTATGCGTGAATTTTTCAGGACTAGAGAAATGGTTGATTGATAGCGAAAAAGACGGTGTTGGCTATCGAGTAGCAGTTAGCAAAGAGAGGGTAACGGAAGAAGACGTTTCTCCTCTGTTTATGCCTTTTAGTGAAAAAGAGGTTTTTAGTATTACACCTGTAATCGCTGGTGCGGGAAGCGGCACTGGTCAGATTTTTGCAGGGCTTGCGCTTATCGCAGTGTCGATTGCTGTTCCAGCGGCAGCTTTTGGCTTAAAAAGTATGCTTGGCGTTGGACTTGCAGGTGGCAGCTTGCTTTTAGGAGGAATTGCCCAAGCCATCTCGCCTCAGCCTCAGTTGGGATTGGAGCGTGGAAAAGAGGCAGCAAGGCTGGAATCTTTTGTTTTTAACAACGTGGTCAATACCGCTAAGCAAGGCTTGCCTGTGCCAATAGCCTATGGGCGGGTGTTCGTTGGTTCGGCAGTGCTATCCAGCGGTCTCGACGTTGATCAAAAACAAGCATGACACAGACTAAATACATCCAAGGTGCTGGTGGTGGCGGTGGCAAAGGCGGTGGCGGTGGTTCACGCACGCC